ATAGAATATAGGTATCATTCCAGATCCTTTCTCATCTCCTCTACTAACAATTTCGCTTTCATCTGCCACAGCTTATCAATGTTCTTGCTTGCGTGTAAGTGCATTGTATCCACCTCTGATAAGTCTTTAGTAACGCAGATTCTGTTTATCTCACCTTTTATGGTATCTACTAAATTAAGCATTTCCTGTGTCTGTACTATCATTTGGTACCTCCTTATCCTCACTTTCTGCCATCTTCAATGCTTTGTCCCCTCAATCCATAGTTTGTAACTTCGCCAATATCTCTTTCTCTGCAAAGTCAATTCCATACATCACATCTTCGTTATCTTTAAGCAATTTGCTATCAGTCTTGACTTCCTTAATTGCTTTGATAACTACATCTGTGATTTCATCAATCGAATAATATCTTTTGCTTGTCATTCCTCATCACTCCTTTTCTGTGGCTCAATTCACTCCAACCCTGACTGCTATCACATCTTCCCACGGTATCTGCTTTGCCTTTTTCTCAAGTTCTTCGTCTGTCCATTCGTCTACTTCTTTCCATCCGTAGTAATTACCACAATCATCATACGGACTATCCTCTTTTTCGTGGTACATATTATCCTTGCCGATTATCAGCGTTTCTATATGCGGTTCGTAGATATTTCCTGCTATACAGCAATAATCGTCATTTATTCCGTCTGTATCTATCCACGCTATTACTCTCATATCGGGATGATTAGCCATAAGTGCTGCTAACTTCTCTGCATAAGCCTTGTTCTGTTCATACTCTTTAATCATTCTTTGTTCCTCACTTTCTACTCTTGCTTTCCAGTTTGCGTGGATCAAAGTCACTTCTACGAATATGGATAAGATATCTCTTGCCATTTACAAAGGTATGTGTACGTATATCTAAACTTTTAGGATTTATCTTCGCATAATACTGTACTGCTTTTCGTAATATCACATCGGCTATGTATTCAGACAATTCGTGTATACTCATTCATTCACTCCTTCTTGTAGATCAAGATCATACGCTTCTTCGTAATGTATGCAAGCAATCCCTATATCTTTTTGTACTTCACACTCCGCTTGACAATTCAAAAAGTCTGTTCCTCTATCGTCATTATTTGCGCACTTTGGACAATAAATACCCAACCATTCATTGATTGCCTTTTCTCTTTCTGCTGTCATTCTTTTACCTCACTTTCCTGTGGTTCAACCTTTCCTGCTTTGTACGGTTCCGGCAACGGCATCCACGCATATACTGTATCCTCTATCCATTTCCCTCGTTCAAAGCAGGACATACCTACAGCTCGCTCTCCATCTTTACCATATACCTCACCATCGTAAGTAGTCATATACCAACCGTCCCCTTCAGGCGACCTCTTGCTAACAGGAATCCACCTTGTCTGCTCTCTCAACTGTTTCAATTCTTTCAGCCATTCTGTAAGTTGCCTAAATTCAAGGCATCCTTGTAAATTTCCATGAGTGCGCTCATACTCGGCATTGCTTGTGTACCTCTCGATTGCTTCATCAAATGTCATTCTTTTACCTCACTTTCCTGTGATTTAACTTTGCACCCCTGTCTTTCCAACAGTTCCAACTTGGCAAGTGCCAACCCGATAGATGTTGCTGTTCCGTATGGCAGGCTTTTCTGTATCATGGCAAAATCTTCTTGCGCCACCTCTGAAAAGTTATCATTCCAATCAAAGGGCTTTTCAATGATTTCTTCGGTCATTTACTCCCCTCACTTTCTGCCTTATCTGCTTCTATGATTGCATCTGCCATTTTAACTGTCATTACATCAACAATATTTACTTCATTACCCGACCAATCATCAATACAATATGAATCTGCTAATAGGTCATCTCTGTCAATCAAATCTCCATGTCCTTTTGGAAGTAGTCTGCCATGTGCAATAACTTGTTCCAAAGTTGGTGTCCGTCCTTTCAACTGTACCGTAGAAATCCGTTGAATATCTCGGAATCGTTTTTCTTCTATATCAATTACTATCTGCATCCTGCACCTCACAATCTATTCAGCGGACAGTTCCGGCAATGGTCGCTCTCGGCCAGCTCACAGCCTTCCGCTTCTTCGTCATAGATATCCGGATACTTGCAGTAATTGTCGCAAAATTCATCTGCCACCTCTTGTATCTGCTTTGTTATGGTCTTTGTCTCCATTGGCTACCTCCTTAATCAATCCCCCAAAACTCTTCCATTTGCTTCTCGTAAGCTGCAGCAGTCATAATGTTTATGTATATTCCGGGTGAATGTTCCACCCATCTCTTTTCGACTGTCTCACGTACCACCTGAGCATCATCCCTCCAGAATCCCATCTGCGTCATGCAGTCCTTAAGAAGCTTCTGAAGGTTGTCTGTGTCGGGCTTTGTATCTCTCCACTCTCCATGCTTGTGACGGCCCTCTATCTGATACAGCCACTTCACATCCAGGATAACCGGCTCCGTGATCCTCATGGCCGGCACATGCTTTGACAGGTGAGCCATGATCTTCGACTTCGCATCTTTCACCTCCGGCGGATCATAAAAGTACGGCTTACCATTTCTGACACCAACCTTGTGCATCTGAGCAGTCGTGGTCGGCGGATTCATCTTCAGTATCAGTTGCATTCCAGACCTCCTTTCGTTTGTTTATGAGTTCGCCCCCCCTATTACCTCTTTATGAGGGTATAGTAAAGGGGTCTTTACACCCCTTTACAGGTATACCCTGTAAAGGGTACAGATGATGGAGCTCTCAGCATCATCCGTTATACAGATAATGAGGCTCTCGACTCCATCATCTGTTATACGGATGATGTGATTTTGATGCTCCCACCATCACCTCATCCGTTATACAGATGATGGGGTTCTAACCCTCATCACCATCATCCGTTACAGATGAGGTTGAATTATAGAACACTATACCCTTCTTTAAGGTGAGCTCAGGGGTCTCTTTTATCCACCTCTCTATGGTAGGTTTTGAGAATCCTTTTTCGTCCTTAAAGTGATCCACAATCTCATCTATGGAAGGATTTGGATTGCCCCACTCGACCTCTGTGACGATGTATTCAATGACACGGGTTATCTTTTTATCCATTCTTCTTTTCTGGGTGTTCCTGCCTTCCTGTTGCTGTTCTTTCCGAGTCCGATTTGTACCTGATGCTCCCCTGGCATGTTCAAGGCCCTTGACCACATAATGCACCGGATAGTTAAATACCAGCTCGATAGGCTCTATGGGCTTAAACTCTCGGAGAGCCGCCTCCATGCGCATGTAGAAAGCATAATCGTGGAGCTCTAAATCTTCATGCTCCGGTACTGTAACCTCAAGGGCTACTCCGTCAGAATCAAAAGGTGATATCTCCAACAGATCGACTATGGCATCGGGATCCCTTGCGAAGACTCCGGATCCTGAAGACCGGTTCTGCGCTGCCGTGTTTTCCCCGGCACTCTTGTTATGATGATGGCAAAATATAACCGTGCATCCCGTGGTGGCTGATACATTATCCAAAGCATTACAAAACTCGGAGACTACTTTTGCGTCGTTCTCATCACCCAGGAGCGTCTTGTAAATCGGGTCCAGTATGAGTACCTTGTATTTGCCCTTTTTGATCTTATGCTTAATTGATGGAATCAGCTCCTTGAACGGTTTAGCCATGCCCCTCAAGGTAAGCGTGTCGAACATTCCGCTAAGCTCTGCAGGATCCATCTCAAGGTTTGCGCATATCTCTCTGAGGCGGTCCGTAAAGGAATCTTTTGAAAGCTCGAAGTTTATGTATAATACCTTGCTTTTGGTGCATAGATGTCCAAGCCAGTGTCCGCCCATAGCTATCTTTATGGCAAGCTCTATCAGCAGGAAACTCTTACCGGCTTTACTTGCTCCGGTTAATATCATCTTGCGTCCCTGGCGGATGATGCCCTCTATCAGCTCCGGTGCTAACGGTGCGTTATAATTCTCATTTGCGAACAAATCCTCCGGGTCCGGCAGATCGTCAAGCTCTGACTGAATCCACTCCTCCCACTCTTCCCAGGAATCAAAACCGATATTAGTATCAACTATATGCTGCCACTTGCCATTACGCTTTATACCCGGAAGCCTTGAAAGCCTTGACGCGTTCTTGTTCTGGGTATCAACCTCAAACTTGTACTGCTTGCATACCGCATACAGCTTGTCTATGCGTTTCTTGTAGATTTCCTCTGTGGGAGCATCAATGCGGACTATGGCATGGAGTGACTTCCCACCGGAATTGACCAGCACCGCCACAGGGAGTCTCATCTCCTTGATGAGTGCACTCTGCATAGATAGTTCCATCTTGTCTGACTCTACGAGGGCATATTTGAAGGATGTGACATTGCTGTTTCTCGTGCCTTTCCCGTCCATGGGATTAAATCTCACCCATGCGCCTGCTGTCGGATCGTAGTCACCTATGGCAGCACAGATATCGTTCTGGTGCTTCTTTAAGTCCTTTAAAAGAGCCTTTACCGGATAAGTCATGCCATATCCTGATGGCTTGTACTTCTTGTCATCATCCTGGAACGATTTCGTAACAATATTAACTTTCTCATTCGGCTCAAAGAGTGCGTCCAAATAGGTAACAATTTCTTTGTATGAGTTGATGTTATCATCAGATTTCTTGTCGATTTGGTCGGGCTCTACCCATCCAAGGTCGAATTTATCTACTCCAATCTCATCGTCCCAGTCCAAAAGACCCATATCACTTGCCGGATCATAACCAAAGTCTTTCGCATACTGTACTATGGTCCCGATCGTGACCGGCTCTGAGGATCCGTTAAAAGTCCGCCACTTCTTCTCACACTCGCCATCCTTGAATCTTGAATCCTGTCTGCTCCATGACTCCCAGAGGGAGCAGGGATATCCCTCAAGTTTGAGAGCCATCCCCACATTAACCCACTGCTGGTAGTCAAGAGATGAACAGGGTATGTGTTCGAGATATTCAGCTATGTTTATTTCGTTACCCATTTGTTAACTCCTCTTTGATTTAGGTACATAAGTCACAGGATCCACGTTATACGGCAGACACCAGTTGTGCATTGCTAAATAGGATATGATCGCCTTTGCATCCTCAAAAGCCCACGTCCCGACATCCTGGAAGCCATACCGCTCAAGTGTCCTGATCTGTTTAGGAGTAGTCATACCGGAGCTGGCACGCTTTATCAGTCTATCAAGGAGCATCGAAGCATATCCCTTGAGCATCTCATCACCGGTATTTATTCCGAATCGTTCAAGAGCCTTTAACTGGTTCTCCGTAGCACTCTCAAACTCCCATGCAAATGTAGGCTCATATTCCAGAAGGTCGTCATCTGCGATTGACATTTCAAACTGCAGCGGATCCACGAGCTTTGCCTTCTTCGCTCTCTGTTCTTTGAGCTGTCTTGCAAGGGCCGCTTCTCTTTGCGCCCTCACATCATCCATAGCCTTCTCAATGGTTTCCTCATCTATAGAAAAGACCTCTCCGGACTCCGCCATCTTTTCATCAATGACCTTTGCCACGTCTTCCTTCTTACATATAAGACATGTGGGCCTGCATAGCTCATGTCTTGATGTCAGCCATAAAAAGTCCAGTATCAAAAGATGGTCCTTGCCTTCACAAAGCCTTGTACCACGTCCAACCATCTGAGTATAAAGGCTCCTGATCTTTGTGGGCCTTAACACCACAATACAGTCCACTGAGGGGCAGTCCCAGCCTTCTGTCAAAAGCATGGAATTGCAAAGGACACCATTTTTAGCCTGGTCAAAATCCGCTAACACCTCAGAGCGGTCTTTTGAGTTTCCATTAACTTCCCATGTCTGCACACCTTTGCTTGCGAGTTTTGCACTAAACTCCTGAGATGTACTGATAAGAGGTAAAAAAGCCACAGTCTTTCTATCTGCATAATTTTTTGCTATAATATCTGCAATCTGATCGAGATACGGGCTTAAAGTGTCTCCCAGGTCACTTGTCGCATAATCACCCTGTTGGGTACGTACTCCGGTCAGGTCTATTTTGAGAGGGATGGTCTGAGCTTTGATCGGGCAAAGATATCCCTCTCTTATAGCCTGAGGGAGCGTATACTCATAAGCGAGAGTCTCAAAAAACTCTCCAAGGTTCTTCATATCTCCCCTGTCGGGGGTGGCTGTCACTCCCAGAACGTTTGCATTGAAATATCCCAAAATCTTCTTGTATGAATCAGACAAAGCGTGATGAGCTTCATCCACAATGATGGAGTCAAACTCATCGGGGCTGTACTCTTCGAGCCGGTTATCACGCTGCAGCGTCTGCACGGATCCCACAACTACGGAATGATCGGTGCCTGCTGCGTGACTGTCTGCTTTCTCCAATGCGGAGGTTATACCGGTGGCCTTCATAAGTTTGTCGGATGCCTGCTCTAAGAGTTCCCCTCTATGAGCCAGAATCAGCACCTTTCCACCTTTATCCACTCTGTTCTCCGTCACTTTTGCAAAACATATAGTCTTGCCGCATCCCGTGGGGAGCACAAGCAATGTATGCTTATGCCCCTCGTTCCACTCATGCTCGACCGCCTTGACCGCTTCACTCTGATATGGTCTTAACGTCATCATATCTTTAGTCCTCTTTTGCGAATAATGTGGCGATCCTGTTTGACTCATTGCCATTGTAGGTCTGGATCTTAACCTTGCATCTACCAGTGGAGCCAACAAGCTTATCCCAGTGCATTGCTGTCTTCTCGCCCTTCTTCTTGAGTCCACATGCCTTGAACAGACTGGAGAGCATTCCCTCCATCTTCTTACAAAGATAATATCTCTCAAATATGAGAGCTGACTTGTCGCCGTCCGTGATCTTGAAGGTGACTATTGCCATCTTACATGCAGGGAGCTTGTCGGATCCGGCATAGGTTGATCTCTCGAAGTTCACGATCTCAAAGTCATAAGTGCCGGCAGGAAGGATAGTATACTCGCTCTCCTTCTCAATCTCGTCATCCCAGTCAAGGAGTTCGTCATCGTTCTCCTCGTCAAACAGAACATCATCGTTTAATCTTTCATCACTCATGGTTAAATTCTCCTTTCTTAACCTTCAAACGGGATTTCCTCTGAATCCCAAGCCTTTTGAATCTTTTTATACATCCCAGGGAAACTCTTAACGAGTTTCGTCTGAAAAGCATCGTCATAATCCTCGATGGATGTATCCTGGCTATAAGGTGCATTCTTTAAAGCACCCACAGCGGCCTCCACATCCCACGCTGTTACATTGTGCTCAAGCATCAGTGCTTTAAGCTCCGGAATGATCTTTAATCCGTTAGTCCACTTTGCCCTCGCATCCACCTGATCGGGAGTGTATGTCTTTGCGACATTTGTTATGTCCTCTTTAGGCTCTTCCTTTTTAGGTTCTTCCTTTTCGGGCTCCGGTTCTTTGACCTTCGACACCGGTACGGGATCCCCGAACAGATACTTGTTAAGTTCGTTATAGTTGAGATCCATCATACTCGGCATCCCGTGGCGGTTTTTCGCATCCCATGTAGGTGTATGCTCGGTGTATATCACCCTCTTACCACCTTTGGCCTTCTTGCTCTTTGTCTTGGAGTCCTCGACTACAAGTGTTCTATAATTCCCGAAGAGCACCGCATCAGCCCATTCCTTAAGCTGAGCCTTAACCTGTTTTGACTGAAGCTTAAGCTCCCACCTGTCAAATGCTCCCATCTCCTCAGGAAGCTCCTGCTTACGCATCAGGGCATGAGCCAGGAGCACAACATTGACTCCTTTTTCTATAAGCTTATCCAGGCGGATCAGAAGCTTATTAAACTCCGCATGAACAAACTGTGAACCCTTGCCATAATCCAGCGTGAGGATATTATCGGTGTGGTGCTTTGTATTCAGCATGTTTATACATGCCTGCTCTGCCCAATCTGTGGTATCGATCACCAGTGTCTGACACGCTCCGGGAGACTGCTCCAGGATATAATCCACAGCCTTTAAGATATTGTTCCACTCGGAATAATCAGCTTCGAGCCTTACCACATCCAGCATCTTGGTGGAACCTTCCGTATCTATGAAGATCGGTTCCGGCATCTTACTTGCAGCCGTGGTCTTTCCCCACCCCTCAGGAGCATACAGGATGATCTTCTGTGCACCCGTCTTCTTTCCTCTGCTTATCTGCATATCTGAAATCCTTTCTGGCTGAAAGCGTCCGCTCAGCTTCTTTCACGAAGTTATCAGCCATAGCTTCGATCTCGTCATCATGCTGCTTAAGCGGATTTACTGCTACCTCCTTGAAATACTTTAATGCCAGTTTCTTAAGCCATTCCATTTTTTATCCTCCTACTTGATTGATAACTTCTTCCCTTTGGGCAGAAATCTTGCAAACGGGCACTCAACCCCTTCTGGAAGTGTAGCAAGGTACTCTGCAATCTTTGTCTTGTCCGGTTCCCGTTTAACTCTGATAAACTGATCGGGGATGTTCTCAATATCCTCATCTACCTCAACAGCAGGCTTGCCACTTTTGCCGGTGACTTTGAGTTTGAATAACTTCGTATCAATCTCGGGAATATCCATCTGTATCATGGCATCCATTAAAGCCTTCTCAAGACGTGCCGCATTGTTTTTTGCAAGTTTCGCCTTCTTTGTAAACGCATCAGCCTCAGCCTCATATATCTTCTGCTGTGCCTCGATGGAGCGAAGCACCTTGACATATCCCTCTGCCTTAATCTCAATCTCGTCCTTGACTCCCTCCAAAGTGTCAAGAACTGTCTGCTCGTCTACCTCGTCATCCATGAGCATATCTGACAATGCCAGATACTCGCCTGTTAATTCGTATAATGTACTCATTCCTGTTCCTCCTTTCCCTTCCTTAATCTTTTGATAATCTTCTTCAACGTCTTCATCCGCTGCGGAGTGCAGTGTGTAATCCACTCCGGTATCTCATCCTCTGGAATATCCAACGACCGCATCTGTCCGACAAGCTCCTTGATTGTGACTCCACTTTTGCGGATGTAGGCGGATATGCTCTGTTCTTGCTTTTCATAGAACTCTTTGACTGTCTCCTCTGCCACTCGGTACGCCTCTCGGATGATGGCATCGGGTGCAGCTCCCATGAGATATATCTGGAATGCTTCACGCTTCAGCTGATGCTCTGCTCGCTCCCTGATGGCGGTCATCTCCTTTGCGCTTACTTTCATGCCCCTGAGGTTGTGCCAGTCGTTCAGTTCGATGATTTTCGCTTCAACGATATCATCCGTTATATTTTTGACTACGGCAAAGCACAGCCGCAAAATGCCGTCCTTGTCCATGTCTCTGGCAGACATCCGATGCGGATAGCCGAAGTGGTTCTCATAATCGTCAAAGAGTTCCTGCGTCAGCTTCTTCGGATCGTTTGGCTGCTCTCCGTCATCAATATGCTCTTTGGCGGTCTTTTGCCTCCACCATGACAGGCTGTGACATTCGAAATATTTCTCTTTTTCACCTTCCCTGAGCGGAACCCCATCAAACGTCATCCGCTCGCCCCCCCAATTTTAGGGATAAAATCTGACATATACTTCACCTCCCGTTACTCTCATTAACTGCTTGGCCTTGCTTAAATGCGGAGCCCACACATCAATGACGTGTCCGTTCTGGATGCCTGGATTGCCGCCTGTGTCTAAACACTCGTACAAGCCCAACAGCGTGCCGTCCATCAGATACACCTCTGCCCTCTGTCCGAGCCTGTCAGCCGATGCGGCGATTATGCCCTCTCGTATTGGCTCTCCGGATGCTGTGATTCTGCCTTTGCAGGATTCCGGACAGTAGCAAGTGAATTTCATCTTGATGGCATCCTCTGGAATCGTCTGAAGCTCTGCGCCGTCCACTCTCGCCGCCATCAGATACAGAACAATGATGAGTATGGCTATAAATGGCAACAGTAGAATCGGTGAATCACCTTTCTTCTTCATCTCTTGCAATCACCTCCTTGTAATCCTCATACATCTGGAGCGCAAACCCCGTGATTGTTGCGATGGCAAAAGCCAATACAAAAGCCGATGAATTAAACATTGTTTATCCTCCTCTCAAATAGTTTGATGATGTCGCCCTCCGTGAATTGCAGCAGGCCGTCAAGCTGAATCAACTGGATGATGGACAGAGAGCCGTGATTGAGGCTGTATGAGATGCTCTGCTGACTCACTCCGAGCCTCTCGGCAATCTCGCCCTGGCTGATGCCCGTCTCTGCCATCTTTGCCTTAATGAGAGCCTTTATCCTGCGCTTGTAGGACTCTGTCGCTCTTTGTCGTTCGCTGATATATACCTTCGGCATATCAACCTCCTATTCCTCCTTTACAATCAGGCATCTACTCAACCTTGAAATTGGTTATCAGCTCTTGTAATTGCCTGATATACTCTTTTTTGTCCCAGCCTTCTATATCACATACAGTCAGATCAATAAGTATGTCCTGATAAAGCCTGAGGATCATTTTATGCCTCGCCAGATCGTTCAGCGTCTTTGCTATGTTGTCTTCTGTTCTTTCTCCCATGGTGGTTCAAACTCCAATGCTAATTTGAATAAAATTATTTCGTTGTTCGATATTTCTACCGGCATATGCAGCTTAGTAAGAACATTTCTGATGGGCGATACATACTCTTCTGGTGGACCGAATATATATTGTCTATGGCCAGCGTGATTATTCGACATATTTGCCCTCTCAAAGCTTCCATTGCCATTTGTCATGGCGTAATTTAGTTCCTTGCAGTCAATGCAATATCCTATTTCCAGCATCATGAGCCTCCATGGTTGTTTCCCTTGGTCCGGAAATGTGAGGAATGACTTTTGGCTATCTCCATCATGCCTTCGATCTCTTCAATCGTAGGGAATCTAAATTGTGACACATCTTCTAAAATGCTGTTTTTTAATAGCATTACTGCATATTTGCCTTGATCTCTGTTTTTGTACTTTGCACCCTGAATTGCTTTTCCGCCCGTTGGTGTGATGAAAACAGTTTCTTCACCCGCTGATACTTCAGCAACTGCGCTGTACTTTATAAAACCGTTTTCTCTCTGGTATATGATTAACAATTCGTCCATATTACCCTCCTATCGCTCGAATAATATCCCTTATCATGGCGATACTGCTGTCCATAGCGACATTGATCTCCTTTTTACCGCCGCCCACGAAGTGCGCAACTACAAGCTCTTTTTCCTCGATGTAGTCAAGGTCGATAAGGTCATAAAGCTGTCTTGTCAAATACAGACATTCGAGAAGCCTGTCACATATCAACTGTTTGTTTTCCATACTTTTCCTCCTCCTTTACATCTTCTTCCAGATACATCAGGATAAACTCAATCTTTGACTCGATGATGCCGAGCTTTATCGTATTAGCGTTTTTTGGTTCACAGGCCCATCTCATATCTGGATACTTCTTTTCGTACTCCGCCAAAAATTCGTCAATGTCCCGCTCCGCTATCCTCAGCATTTCCCGAAGATGCTGGATTATTTTGGTTTTTGTCATGTGGTCACCTCCGTCAAACAAGCCAGAGTCTGAATCTGCTCCATTCTTGCTTTACACATTTGATAAATCTCCTTGTAGTGCAGACAGAGCCTCATGCCCTCTTCAATCGTGTGCCAGATGGCTCTCTCGATGAATGTGAGATTGCTCAACTGGATGGTGGAAGCCTCTTCCCTCTTGCTGATTCCGACAATCTTATTAGCCAGTTTGGTATAAGTGACGTAGAGCATATCTGCGTGACCGCTCCCTTGCTCCTTTGCATACTCGACCAACTTTTTGATGGTGTCGGTCTCTTCTTTCCGAACAAGTTTGCCTGCTGCTCTTGCCTCAAGGTACTCTGCTGACTGTTTCTCAGTGATGAATTTTTCCATCTTGTTGAATGCGGAGATGTAAGCCTCTTTGAAAGCCGCCGCCTTTTTTTCCTCTGTATCCCATAGCCAGAAAAGTGAAACCATCACGGGTGATGTAGTACATCGGCTGTTCTCTGTTCCATTCATCTGTGTAATAGGTCTCCTTAAAATTTAGGAGACGAAACTCTTTTGAACAGTCAAGGCTCTGGATACTTTGAAGCACATTATCATGTCTCTTGTTGAAAACTTCCGCCACCTTCAAACTCGTGGTCATTGCCTCTTTTCTTCTCATTACAACCAGTTCATCCATCAGCTGACCTCCTGTTCTGTGTCTTTATTAGACACAACATGGGTAAAAAAAATCTCTGTCGCTCTCTCGCTTGAAAGATTGTACCGCTCGATGATTGTTGACATTTCGCTTTGCGTAAAATCAGCATCTGCGCCGTTCATCTTCTTCGAGAGTGTCCCTCTGGTTATTCCCAAAGCCTTTGACAGAGTTTCTCCGGTGTCATTATGCCGGATCATCTCAACTTTAAGTTCTTGTGTGTTCATTGTTTTCCTCCTTTCCGTTTTTGTGTCTTGTGGGGACACGTTCAATTTATCACAACATCTTGTGTCCTGTCAAGACACATTTTTCGATTTTTTGCAAAAAGTGTTTTAAAAATCTTTTTTTATTTCTGATTTATGCTAAAATATCAAATGCGAAGGGAGGTGATGCTAAATGGCAATGGGTGACAGAATCAAAGAGAAAAGAATCGAAAAAGGGTTAACGATGGAGCAGTTAGCGGACAGACTCGGAGTCGGACGGTCTGCTGTCAATAAATGGGAAAAAGGATATGTGAAGAACATCAAGAGAAGTACCATCGAAAAGATGTGTTTGATTTTGGATTGTTCGCCTGCGTACCTTTTCGAGTGGAGCGAAGATATAAAAGACTACGGCGGCATGAATGAGGAAATTGCTTTTCTGCGAAATATCATGCCTGCGGAGGATATTCTGACAGATACCGAAAAGGAATTAGTTCGATTATTCCGAACCTTGCCAGATGCCAAAAGAAGCGAAGTCATTCAGTATTGCAAATTCCTCGCATCTGAGGCGAAAAGAGAAAAGAAAAAAGATACCGCATCATCAAAGGAGGCCTGACATGAATATAACCAAACTCCCCTCCGGGCATTACCGCCTCAGGAAGACTATCAGAGGCAAGATGTATTCTGTCACGCTCGACCACAAGCCTACAAAGGCAGAGGCAGAGGAGATTCTCGCCGACCTAACAAGAGATAGATACTCTGCTTCAAACCGCCGTATGACGTTCACAGAGGCTTCAGAGGGCTATTTCTCATTAAAGTCGAATATCTTGTCGCCGACTACGATGAGAGCATACAAGACATATCTCAAGAACATGGATGACCGCTTCAAGTCTCTGCTCCTGGAAGACATCGACCAGATTGCCGTCCAGCAGTACATAAACGACATCACTCCGAATTATTCATCGAAGTCTGTCCACAATATAC